TAGCTGGATTAACTGGAATGAGTGGAATTGAGGGGCAGAGATTAGGTGCTCAAATTGATGTAGGTAAATTCAATGCGCAGCAACAGGAACAAGCACAGGCTAGGAATATTGCTGCGGCTGCATCTGCTGCTGCTGGTGGAGCTGCTGCATCTGCTCAAAATACACAGGACAGATTAGCCGCACTTCGAGGAATGACTGCATTGTATGGAACTAATCCTGCAATGGCTGCAACATTCGGTAATCAAGCCCTTCAATCAGTCGGTCAGGGTAGTCAGTTCGGGTTAGGATTGATGGGTCAGGAGAATGCAGCCCAGCAATTACCAGGTGCGTATCAGACTACTATGGGCCGAATTGGTCAGATTGCTAATTTGGCTGGAAATGTTGCAAATCCAATGCTTGATTACTTTGGAAGTAGAAGAAGACCTCAAACTGGATCGACGAGTTCATACAATCCGCAGGGATATACGTCGTAGGTGAATCATGGCTATCAATCGACTTCGCCAACAGAATTTTTTCGATAATTTTGGTAGTTATGATACCCCCGACTATATGAATGATATGGGGAATGATTATAACTATGAAGATCCTCAATTCAATGTGGGGATGTATGATCTTTCACAACAATTTCCAACAAATCAGGTCAGATTAGATCAGCCTCAATTTCAATCTCCATTATCCATGCCAGAAGTGAGGCATGATGTAACCTCTGTGGCTGATAGGATCAATTCAATCATGGATCGTGGCCAGTCTAATGTGGGAGATGTAGACTGGTTCGCTAAAATGAATGAATGGAAACCTGAGGTATACGCGCGGAATCGATTCGATCAATTCATCGATCAAGCTCCCTCATTGAAAGATTATCATCCGAGTTTTGGGCGCGCACTCACCGCCGCCGCATTAGGAATTACAGGTGGACCGAAAGTTTCAGATGAAGTGATGTATGCTCCTTACATGCGTGATGTAGCTGCATGGAAGGAGAGAGCTAATCCGATGTATCAGGCTGCTCAGTTAGAGAATACAGCCAATGTGAACGCGCGGAACCTCTTCGCTCAGGGTGTAAGTGCAGAGATGCAAGAAGCCAGACTGAGATCACAAGATGAATACAATCGTCGAAGAAATGAAATAGCTGATGCGAAATTGGCTGAAACTGAATCCTACAATAAAGAGAGAATTAGAGTTCAAGATGATGATAATAAAATCAAATACATCAATGCGACTAAACCACCTGACTGGAAATGGGATACTAGTGGTGATACTGTGAAGATTTTCAATCCAAGAGATCCGAATAGTCTCAGAGATACGGGAGTCAAAACAGGTAATCTATCTGATCTGAGTAAATTGATCATTGGTGGATACATTCAGGCTGCTGTGAAGGAAACACCTCCGGGTCAGAATCCACCTCAAGAAAAACCATTGAATGAATTGGATAAATCGAGGGCAAGAGACCGAATATTACAGGATCTCTCGCTAAGAAGTGAATATAAGGATCTAATCACGACTGATGATAATGGTAAGCTCGCGCCTATTCCTGAACCTGATCCAAATGAAGATCCATTGAAATATCAGCAATGGAGAGACATGATCAATAAGATACAGGGTAGGGGGACTGATATCAATCTGTCTGCTCCTCGTCAATCTATCTTCAATTTCCAATTACCTCAGGGTAGTTCCACACCGTTCGGTGGAACATTGCCAACTAGAGGTGGAGGAAATGTTCCTGCAACTGTTTCAGGGGTTGAAGGGGCGGTAAATTCAGGTCAGCGAGTGCGTGTCGGTGAACCTCCTGCAAATGTCAATCAGACTACTCAGTCTCAGAAACAGGTAATTAAGAAAGAATTTAGTCCGAGTAGAAATGCGACGCGCATTACGTATTCCGATGGAACTACGGAAATCGTTCAAGGTAAACGATAATGCCGCAACAACAAGACGATTGGGTTGATATTACTCAGGATACCGGTCCTGATGATTGGCAGGAAGTAAAGGAGCCAAGTCTGCTCGAAAAAGGGCTGAAATGGTGGGATGACCTATGGATAAATAAGCCCATTGTGAGTAGGGAATTCGTCAATAATCTCACATTTGGAGGTGCTCCGATATATAATCCCGACTATTGGGACCCTCCCTCTGCAAGAACTGGTAGTATGTGGGATGTACCACGGAGTTTTGTTGCCGGTGCTATGGGAGGTCTTGGTGACGTTATATCAGGACAATCTACTCCCTTAAATCTTGCTACTATTGGAGCATTTGGACTAGGTGGTAGACTAGCTAGAGCAGCAGCTGAACCCTTCTCAATGTATGAACAGGCTAGTAGAGCTGCAACTACTGCTGGTAAGGCTCTATCTATTCCTGTCATGGCTGGTGGAGCAGGACACGCGGTTCATGGTGCTCAAGCAGGTGATCCATTCGAGGCTTTTACAGGAATTGGAACAGCAGCAGGAGGAGTATTAGGATTAGCGAGTCCACATGCCACTCCTGGATGGGTTAGAGATTTGAATGAGCCAGTTCCATCAGGTGTGCGTAATGTAACTCCTGAACCATCTCAACGTATTGGTTATCAGAGAGCTTTACCTGAACCTCCAGTTGAGGCTGCACCTCCGCCTCCTGTAGATTTGGGTCCTACACCTACGATGGAAGATTTTGCTGCTCCTAGAACACCGAATAGACCTTCCGAAGTGGTTATTCAAACTCCCGATATGATGACTTATTGGGAGAATCAAGGATACGTAAGGGCACCATACTTAGCTAAGAATGGTCAGCCTATTATGATCCCTCAAGAGGAGACTGGAGGAATCAAGGGGCCACAAACTCCTTACGATATTCCTGATGAATCAGTGAATGCGCGCCTCAGACAAATGGCTGGTATTCCTCAGCCTGAACCACCTAATGAAGTGGTAATCAGAAATCCTGCCACTGAATATCCATACTATAAGTCTTTGGGATACGAGCCTACAGGTAGAAGAAATCCTGAAGGCTATCCAATCATGGCTAGAGAGGGAGGTCCACCTCCTGTAATTGAACCTACATCTGAACCAACTCCTCCTGATATTACGAATATTGAATATCCTGGTGCAATTCCTCAAGGTCAGGTAGGTGTAGGAGGGGGAGCTGATGTAACTGTTCCCAATGATAGGCTTAGCCAAGGCTATTTGACTAACATGGAACGTGGTGGGTATAAACCTGCCGGATTAACCCCTGATGGATTATCAACTGTTTTCAAGAGATTCATTAGTGAAGAAGAAGGAACAGTTGATCATCGTACGTTATGGCGAAATATAACTGGTGTTATATCTAGAAGATTAAGATTCCAAGATATTCTAAATGCAGATCCTGAAATGGCTGCTGCAATAGAAAGAGAGATACCTGCCTCTATTGAAGCAATACGCAGTGAAGAATCATTACCCGCTGCGGATGAGATGGCGAATAGATGGCAACAATCAATGGGGGAAACAGCCTCATTGAGACAGCGTGGACCAACTGTATCAGATAGACTAAGAGAAACAACACAAGTTGGGTATCGTGAGATTAGACAAGCAGTTCAAGCATTGGATAATCTCGGATTTGATACTCCAACTGAGGCTATAGTTGCAATCAGGCAACATCCTGATTGGATGTCACGATGGGATGTTGATCCTAATCGTAGTTCAGTAGAGGGTCAGGCTGTAGATACTATTCAGAGATACCTTGGTCCTCGAACTGAACCTACTCCACAGATTCCTCTTGAGCAGGAACCATTACCACCTGCTGGAATTGAACCTAAGTATGAACCCGGATATACATTACCTCGACAACTTGTTAGTAGAGAAACATTCACCTCGACTGGGGAACAAATTCCACAGTTAGAATTAGGAATACAGCCGACAGGGGGATATGATGTTAATCCTCCTAATAGAGGACCTCTCTATACACCTCCAACTATTGAAGAAAGAATGGCTGAAAGAGGACAAAGAATTACCGAATATATGGATAAGGCCAAGGAATTGGAAAGAGCTGGAAATATTGAGGAATCACGCGCGGCTCGATCCAGAGCTAATTATCTACGTAAAGAAAAGGACTATAGTGCAACTCCTGAACCACGTCGAATCACTAAGGCTGAAGAACTAGTTCAGAAGGCTCATATTAGAGAGTCTCAGGGAAGAACTGAAGAGGCCACAAAATATCGAGAACAGGCTGATAAATTATTGTTAGAAGAAGCAGGTCAACAGGCATTTGAATTTGATCAAAGAAAGAGTAAATTAAAGGAGGAATTTGCATTAGATCCTGAAATGGTTAAAGAATCTCAGGATGTTGCACCATTGAAAGGTGCAGTAGAATCACTGAGTCATGAATACGCGCAAACAACTCTTCGATCTCTACCTCAGAATGGACCTCCCGGATTGACAGTTCAGGAATTAGGTCCTAATTTCGCTGATTTAACGTATAGGGCTCCGAATGGTAAACCAATTGGACATGCTAGTCTTTCGAGAATGTCTAACGGTAAAATGGGAGTTACCTCCCTCGTAGCTGATAAAAGTGCTGGAGGTTTATTCGGTAAAGCTGTTAGAATCATGGGAGAGGAAATAGTAAAGAGAGATGCAGCCAGACCTAATGGAATGTATAGTGGTCATACTGCTCGACTGATTCAGAGGATGACTGAATTTGTTAAAGGTGAGGAGGGATTCTTAGATATTGGTCAATTAGCCGATGCAATTGGTGAGGGATTCGAAAGATTCAAGGGAATGATTGGAAAGTTACATCCTGAATTGGGTAGATTGATTCAGGAAGAGGAAGGTGCGAAATACGTTGGAGATGTATTGAGAGCTACTGGTAAGTTGCCAAGACAGTTACTCAGTTATGCGAAGAAGGGATTCGATATATCCCGTGCTGTGAAGGATACGTCCACTGCTGTAATATCATCAGTCGATGTGTCTATGGCAGGGAGACACGCGCTCCCCCTCGCATTCACTAAGGAATATCGTCAGGCTATTCCCAAAATGCTTAGGGCTGCATTCAGTCCTGAATACGCGAAACAACATCTCGCTGAATTACATCAATTACCCATCTTTCAAGACAGATTCGATCCTAATACTGGTAAATGGCAGCCATCAATTGCTAAAGAAGCCGGAATGAAATTAATGGGTCGAGGAGAACAGTTCGATCTGGGTAAGCGGAAGGGAACTGTATGGGCTGAGGAAGGATTCCCAATTCCATATCTTGGAAAGGCATGGAAATATACGGTAGGACAAGGAGTAGGTGCATCGAATCGGGCTGCTGAGGTATTACTGAATGACATACGCGCGCATCGGCTTCAGAATCTATTCGACATAGGTAGATCTACTGCGATGGAAGCTGGTCAGGAAGGTGCAGCTAGACCTGGATTCCTGAAGCAGAGTTTTACTCCTGAAGAAGCTATAATGCTGAATCCCTACAAGAATAAGGGATTGGCTAAACAATTGGCTACTGTGGTTAATACTACTACAGGAAGAGGATCAATTAAGGCTCTTGAACCAGCAGTTAATTTTCTAACTGAATTCTTTTGGTCTCCTCGAAATGTTATGTCTCGTGTGCAGATGCTAAATCCTCATAACTATACAATGACTCATCCACAGATCAGGAAGGAATATTGGAAGGCTGCTCTGGGAATGGCTGCTATGTGGAGTGGTGTTCTCGGGGCTGCTAAGGCAGCATTTGGAGATCAAGTTAGCATCAATCTCAATCCTAATAGTTCAGACTTTCTGAAGGCTAGGATTGGTAGTATTCGATTAGATCCAGGAGCTGGATTTCAACAGTTAATTGTACTCGGTTCAAGGTTGGCAGGAGGAACGTATCGATCTTCCTCGACTGGTCAGGAACATAAATACGGGGCAGGATTCCAAGCGCGCACTCGATATGAGGCAGTCATGGATTTCTTCCTGAATAAGCTCAATCCTCCATCTCGATACGTAGCAGATGTAGGTAGAGCATCTCAATATGATCCATTCCCAATTGCAGATAGAACTGTTCAATTAGCTGTTCCACTCGCATTACAGGATATTGCGAATGTGGCTAAGGAACGTCCTGAACTCCTACCATATCTGAGTCTTCCCATCATGGGTGGAATTGGCACTCAGGTGTATAGTAAGGGTCAGACTCCGAGTCAAATCATTCCGAAGAAACATGACATTATATTTAAGGGAGGTCCGTGGAGTCAGATTTGGAATGATGCAATGAGGAAATATGGGCCTAGTTAAGTAGATGAGAGTCGATTGATTCGACCCATATTAGTAGTGAGTTGTTGAAGGCGCGCATTCAATCCATGATTTATGTCCTTCAACGAATCAATACTATCTTGTAACGCATTCTTCTCATCAGCCATCTTCTGAATTAATGCCTCCGTACTCTTCAGTACTTCCTTCAATGCATCAATATGTTCAACTAATTCCTCTACCTCTCCTGATTGAAAGTTCCATTCCCCTTCCTTACATTTCTTTCTAATATTTTCTAATCTGTGTTCACTCATCAGTATGTGATGATTCATTTTCCCTTCCCCTCGTAAAGTCGTCTGTATCTTTCAACCTCTGCATCAGGCATGATATAGACTATCTCACTACCAATGTTCCTGATTTCAATCGCACCAGACTGATCGAATGAATTCATAATATCATCGAATTCGCTCGTATCTTTGTAATGTGCCCACATCTGTTTCAATAACATCTTCCTACTGATCTGATGGCCAGGTCTATTCAATAATTCATCTATCAGTAGTTTCTTTAGATTCTTTGATTCACTTAGACCCTTCTTACCGAGGGTCATATGATGCACATTACCTACTAATTTTTCACAGTATTCGATTGACTGTCTCATTGAATCTTCATCGATGTATAGTTCGGGACTCCGGGCTAATGACAGTAACATTGCCACTTTCAATACAGAATCACCAAATCGATTCAATGTGCCAGTTTCATCCTTCACTGTCTGATTGTTTAGATTATCAGTGAATTCTTCATACCATCTCTGATACATGAATCCAGCCCCAGTGAAATAGTTCGTCTCACCTGTTTCCCTTTCTATGTGAGCTATATTATATCCATTATCCTGGGTTTTACTTGCTAAGGGTTGGAAACTACCACTCAATTTAGATATTTCCTTCAGGTATTCGATTGATTTATTGTATGTAGGTGGATTAGTAAGTGGAACTAATAGGGAATTGATTCTATTCCGTCTATTTTCAGAGATGATGAAAGTACGCGCGAAATAACCTCCGTGAACATCCTTCTTACCGAAGAAATCAGTCGAGTGCGCCTCATTCGTAGCAGTCAACATTGTGATAGTCGGATCTTTCAAATTAAATGATTCCATCTTTAGTAGTGATCGCCATTCTCCGGGATTGTATTGCCTGTCGTAGAGATCCGTCAGGATGTCGGTAGCTACTTTGTCCTCTACCAATGAACTAGTTAATTCGGAGGAACAGATAAATGCATGAGACTTGGCTATGACTTTACCACCTGGTTGGGTCTGTGCCGTGCCTAGTTCCTTCAGTATTCCCTGAATAGAGCTGCGCCCTGAAATGATGCGCGTATTATTCACACCATGAACTAGTTGTTTAGCCATACTGATAGGTGGACCCTTCTTAAGGCCCGATTCAGCATGAAACATTACGTAGATATTTGGATACAGATTGTAAATCTGTCTATCTAGCCAAACATTGTCTTTTACCACCGCTGAGATTGCGCTTAACGCACCCCAGAGCCAGAAGTTAGTAGGACTCTCTAGTTCTGAGTGTTGGGAGAGTAGTGTTTCAAGCCATGTCATCTGGTACCAAAAACTCTTCAGTCACTGTTTTTGGTACTTGAATATCTCTTGTTGATTCGGGCGATGGGAACTTAAACTTCTTAAAATCTCTGTAGTTCTCACCTATTTCGACATCGCAAGGGATTTTCAAGAACCTGCGGGGGAGCGAGCATACAGTGAAGTTAATTGGACGTTCCATTTCTTTCTTAGCTATTCCCACGAAGTCTTCGAGATACTCATGTCTAATAGAGAAAAGAAGCGCATCATGTGCTTCGAGAATAATCTTACACTCTCTAAACTGTTTTTTAATTCTGATACCAGCGGCCTTGGTATTATCAGTAACAGCTCTTTGCGGCAAGTATGCAAGGGCTTCCCTGAAAAGGTCATCTCCCCATCTTTCGTAAAATATACGAACACCGCCTCTTGGTGCATCGATTCCGTAAGGTAGAGGCGCAATGAGCTTTCTAGTTTTGAGACATTCGATAACTTCAGCATGAAATACCTTTTGAATTTTAGGTTGTTTTGCGTGAAAAATCTTTAATGCACGTTCCGCTTGAGGTTCACTGATTGTAATTGGGATTTTATACTTTCTTGCTTGAGTATTGAGTTCAATGGTAGCTCGTCTTTGTTTCGCCCCAAGATGTCCCGCGTGTCTGAGAGTCTTGCCAGCAAATCGAATCGGGCTTTCATATCCCAATATTTTCTTAGAATAATCAGATTCAGTACCGCCAAAAAACCAGCTAGCAGTGAGAGCATGATAATCATGTTCGTCTATGTCCTTTAATGCCTGTTCATCTGTGGCTAGATTAAAGACGACGCGCGCTTCGGCCTGACTACTATCTAATTGCACGAAGATTTCCCCCTCATCGGGTTCATACATCTCGCGCACATCAGCTCCAATATCTCCATGCTTAGTTAATACTTGAAAGCCAGTTCCCATGACTTTCATATCTTTCTTCTTACCATTACCAATCGTATCAACTAGTGGTCTGATAGGAGGATCTTGTTTACTCGTACTAGTTCGACCAGTTTCGAGACACATGAAACAAGTAGTCCGCATCTTCCCGTCGAAATCAGGAATTGCTAATAGATAGGTAGAGATAGTCTTCTTTACCCTCCTTCTCTCAAGACACTTTTCAATCCATAATCTCTGATCAGGATCAGTTACTCCATGCTTGAGATTCAATAGTGCAGTTAATTCCTCCTCCCCCACACCATCTCGACGAGGTAGACTCCACTGATCGAACAGAAATGAATAGACCTGAGTAGGAGAGCCTACGTTAATATCTACATCGGCTAATTGAAACATCTCATATCCGAGACGTTCATCCCACTCTACATATTTCCTGATCAGCTCACGTTTCTTCTCATGATTGACTCTGAATCCATTGTTCTCTATCTCCAAATAGAATTCAGGTAGTTTCATTAGGAAGTTGTAATAGAACTCACGCACTCCTAACTCATCTAACTCTGGCTCCATCTCCTCATCTATTTCATACGTGACACAACTATCACGTCCGCACCCGAGGAATAAATCTCTAAGCTCCCCCTCATACATACCTTCGTCTTTGTAGAAGGGTTCTCTGGTGTAGATAGATGTAAGGAATGCAAGCCCTTTTGGGAGTTCAGGGTTAATTGCAAACGCTTTGAGAAGCGTATCCGACTTAATTCTTCGGATCGCAAATCCGAGCCTACGAATCTTGTCCCGGTCATAATTAAAGTTTTGTCCGACAATGTCATTCTCCCATAGCATTTCTGCCAACATTCCCCATATGACTCCGAGATCAGAATCAGGAATTGAACTGATACCATCTCGATTCCATAGTGGGACTACCATTGAATGAGATTTACTGAATGCCAATCCTATACAGATGGGTAGACACGATCCACCTGCTTCAATGTCCACAACTAGTTTTCTTGGCCGAACATCTGCATATCTCTGTCTAAATTCATATAGGTCTGATGAACTCCGACAGATCTGAATAGTTCTCTGAGGTAGTTCTAATAAAGGTGAGAGTCTCTCTTCCCACGCGCGCTTGAAATCAAACACCATTACTTGTCTGTTCCAATAACCTTTGATCTCTCCACCCGCACTACTATGTAACAAGTGCGCGGGATGATAGGTAGGAACAAACTTAACGCCCATGCCCCTGAGGATTGAACCTCTTTGTACACTAATTTTAGTTTTCCCGGATAACGCCCATAGAGCAGTCCCACCGAGAGCAAGAATAACATTAGGTTTAATCTCATTGATTTCGGTCTGTAGTTCTGCAAGTTGCTGATCAATATCGATCCCATGATTCTTCGCTCGAATGTGGAATGGAGTCTTTTTCTTCCCTTCATTCTGAGGAACTTCGTATTTACATACATTCGTGATCCAACACTCTGAACGTGGTATCTCGGCATCAGATAGTAATCTATCTAATTCTCGTCCACTAGGTCCTACGAATGGCCTACCTAGACGAGTTTCTTCTGATCCCGGTGCTTCACCGAGAATCATTAGTTTAGCTCCAATGTTACCCATTCCCGGAACGTATTTCATTTCTTCTCCTCAATTAAGGAGGCAGCCCACATATTTACTTTAGTTACGTCAGGCCATACGTTCTCAGGAACTTCAGGATGCGCGCGTTTATATGCTTGCATCAGAACCATCGATGCCTTACGGTAAAGCTCGAAACTCTGTTCTAGTTCATCAACTTGTTTCGCGCATTTTTCCGCGAACATTCTATACTGTTCACACCAGTAAGATGTTTGAGCATGATTGAAATGCTTCTCATGCTTTCTGAGTTCTTCGTATGCTTTGGTGTATTCATTCATTTCACGCCGCACCTCTCGGTCCAGTCTCATAGACCTTTCTCTTTTTCTTCTTCCGTTGAAATGCTTTGAGTTCTTTGAGGAGTTGATGCGCGTGTATCATTCTCTCCTCTAACTCATGAATGTATGTATCCAATTGAACATCATTCCATTCATTGATTATTCCGAACAATACTTCTTTGTGAAAGTTGCTCATCAATTCCTCCGACTAGTCATCGATTGCGTCCAATATCTTTACGGCTATCTCCAGTGCTTCCAACATGCTCAGACTGGGAAACCGTTTTAGTAACACTTGAGCGATTTTCTTGGCTTTTTGCGATGGCGTCATTCTCATCATTCACCTCGAAGATTTTTGAGCAGTTATTACAGTAGAACAGTTTAATTGTTACTTGTTCCAGCATCCGGCAATCCGCTTGACAATGTGGACATTTCAGTTGTGGGTTCATCTTTCTTCTCCCTTTTATCTGTTATTTCAACATGAATTGCCCGCCATCCTTTCCCCGGAACCTGAATGGGTGTAAACTCTACGATCATACCTGATCTGATTTCAGGGAATCGAAGAGTATTCTGTCTCAGTGAACTCCAGTGAAAGAAGATGCGCGTAAATTCAATTTCCTTGGATGAGATGAATCCCCATCCCTGTTTACTCACCTTGATGATTCTCCCTGAAATTCGTTGATCAACCATTGTAATTTCCTTTGAAAAGATACTCGATGGATGTCCCTCTCTCACAGTGAAAGCCGGCATATTCCGAGCGTATTAACCGCATCCATTTTATTAAACGGGGCCTACTCGTAATCTGATTTAACAGTATTGAATAGGCCCCTATCACCGTCTAACCACTTGATCCACTATTGTCTGAGTGGTTAATTCAGTGAATCCTTCACTTTTTCTTCTTCGATGGATTCATCTTCATCGATGAAGTCATCATCATCATCCTCGTACTCATCCTCATCATCTTCTTCGTCGTCAGAGGATAGAGTCTCTTCTTCATCCTGATCCTGTTCCTCTTCTGTTTCTCCTGACTCTTCAATATCCTCATCAGGAGTATCAGGAAGAGAAGTTGATGGAATTTCAGGATCGTCCATATCCTGTTTTTCAGTCTGGGGATCATAGTTCATTGTGGTCACTCCTCAAAAAAAAGATGCACCCGCTGGACAGAACGTCTTTATTCTGACTTTTATTTCGTCCATCTTCTCACCGATGATCAGTGGTTCAGTATCCGTGTAGGTTATATGTTTAGCTACACGAACAGCAGGTATAGTCAGACTACTCAGTACGAACCGGGCGATACTTGTGGTTCACCTGATTCTTGAGACGACCCTGCCATTCCCCCGTCTCAATGAACACTTCGATCTGCTTATTGACAGCATGTGCCAGATCGTAGTTCTTTGCAGCCTGCACATCCACACCGAAGGATGCGAGGAATCCCTGAGCAAAGCCGATAGCCTTGCTATTGAAATTCCATTCGACGGGAACTCCTGCGAACTGCGTGTCACCATCATCAGCATTCTTGATGACAGTAGCAGATACAGGATAGTTAGTAGAACCACCATCCTTCGACGGTGCCTCACCAACATCATCGACGTTGACGAGATACCACCCCGGAGTGATGATCTTACCACGCAGCAGGTCTTTCTCAGTAAACTTGATCTTAGGCATTGTGTGTGTCCTTTGTTGTTGGTTGTTGGTTGTCTACGCAAGCAATATCAGAACTTAACCACCTCGATGTTCTTCATCTCCTTCATTGCAGGGACGATGTAAGTCTCGTACAGTGGTTTGTCCCCAAATTCAATCTTTGCTGCTAATGGGAGAGCAGTGCGCGCGAAATCATCTCCCGTATGTGTGGTTAGACAAGTGTATTTCCCACCTGCATCAGCCTCGAATCCTCGATCGATATTGAAGTGATAGACCTCACCACAATACGCGGGAATCTTCGGAGCTACCTTCTTACCTGCCGTAACGATGGTGCGTGATACATGTGTCGTGTTCTTAGCTGTATCACGATATTCAGCCTGAACTACGTGAGCAATCAGAACGATATTGATTTTCTGATCGATATGAATCTCTTTCGTGAGTGCGATAAGCTCTTGTAAAGCAGAGCTTTCAGCATTGTAATCCTCGATTTCATTGACTGCAATTCCTGCAATCAATTTACCAGCAGTCTGACCTGACTTTCTTGATAGACCATATTTCATCTTCACAGTCTGACGAAGAGTCATATCAGCCATACTAGTCAGAGAATCGAATACGAGAGTCTTATATGGACAGTTTATGATGAACTGTTCCAGTTTCGTGCGCGCTTTATTCCACTCATCGTAATCATCGAATGAGATCGTCTTGGGATTTATTCCCCATTTCATCATGGGTAGAACGATACCATTCATCTTTCTATCCCATGAGAACCAGTATTGAGGTCCAGGGAATGATAGTGCCTGAGTTGACTTCCTTAGGCCCGGCTCACCCTTAAACATACAGTAGAGAGCATCGAAGTTCACATCACTCATGGTAGGCATTATTCGTCTCCTGACTTGTTAGTCGGATCCCATACAGGAGCTAACTGAAACTCATTACGCAACACTTCCTCACGCATGTTACGATTTGATTCACAGACCTTCTTGAACGGACACGGACCATACATCGTGTCACAGTGCGTGTAATCAGGAGGCCAGTACTCTGAATCAGAGTATTGAGTGAATCGATAGGCGTAGTAGGGAAGGATCTCATTCTGCCATTCGTCTAATCGATCCTGAGAGAATGAAATGATTTCGCGTGTCAATCTCTCCTCAATTTTCAATGTTGTCTGTAATCCGATCTTATTCACGATTACATGACGTGACTTCAGGAGTAGAGCCTGACCTAACATCTGATTATTCAGTGAACTCTTCTCTCTCCTCTGTTTGAATGTCTTGTGATCCATTGAAACGATTCCGATCTGTTGATTATCCTGAATCAGATCGAATTTCGCTTTCCACAAGATACGAATCTCATCATCCTCATACAATACTTCACCTCTGACTTCTTCAGCCGCGAGTGGGATGAATGAATCATTCTTGTAGAACTCGAAGTACTGTTCACAGGTCTGAAGTGCGAACTTCCAGCCTGTTTTATATCCCTCACTATTCTCAGGTGTATTCTGTAAACCGGGATATTCTCCCGGTTCATGCATACACGCAGGATTGATTACCTTATCATCTGAACAGTCAGGACATCCTGTTACAAACAACTGACCTGCTGTGAGAGCCTGACCTGCTGATGTATTCATAGGGAAGCCATTGATTCGATGCTTGTAATACACTTCAAGCACCTTATGAATCAACTGACCTA